AGTTGACTTACCTTTCCGTGTATTGCTCGTCGTGGAGGTGGCATACTGGGGGAACCATACTCACTCTGCTCACTGACGTGATGAAGTACTAAGACACAAGCCTCTGTCTTGCGTGCCATATCGTGCAACTCCATCATAATTGCACGTAGCCCTGCCCATTCATTATCTGTTTCGGCTGCAACATTCATTAAGTTATCAATGATAATTAACTCTGGTGCAATTCCATACAGTTCAACGTAGGCTTTAATCTCCAACTCAATGTCATCTAATGATGGACTTGAATCGAATACCCATTGTATGTGTGACATCTTAGATAGGTGTTCACTGTAGAAATCTTGTTTGAAATCCATATTAGATTCAACAGTCAACTGTGTATGTCCTGAGATCTGCGCTGCAGATCGCATTAGTACTGTTGCAGTATCAGTATCTGCAGAAAAGAAAAGTGTAGGAACCTTAGCCCTAATAGCATAGACAAGAGCAAACATACTCTTACCAGCATTAGGTGCTGCTGCAACCATACATACTTGCCCTCGTCTAAACTTGATGGACTCACCTACTAGGCCAGACCATACATCAGGCAAAGGCTTAGCCTTGGTATGGCTACCGCCCATCGCCCGCTTTAGATTAAGCATCCTCTTCCTCCCGATGAATCCTAATACCCTTTTGGCGACGGATCACTTGACGTTCTCTAAGAGTTAGACCGCCCCATATTCCGTAGTACTCCTTGCGGATACCCCACTCAGCACACTCTGTTCTATGCGAACATCTACCACAAATAGTTTTTGCTGCTATTGCATCTTGTACAGCATTAACATCTGCCTTCGTGTCTGGAAACCAAAAGTCACCACTTACCTCTGCACACAGCGGGTTCTCGTACTCACGAGGTTCCCGCACTTAATTATCTTAGGAAGATAGGGTCGCACTTATCTACTGCACCCTTTGGTGCAGAGCACATCCACGCTCTCCAAGGTCCTCGTGCTGAAGTACCAGTACGGTATGTCATATTGCCGTGGCTACAGGTTGGTGCTTGTCCTTCTACAACCTGTGGTTGTGCAGGTGCAGCAACTGGTGTTGCGTTTAATTGCTGAGCAACTGAGTCAACAGTTGGTGCTGGAGTGTAGTTTGTTTTACCTGCTAGTTCAGTACCTGTTGCACGAATGTTTGCAGCATTCATTGCAAGGTCTGCAAGACCTGCCTCTAACTCTGTTGCACTTGCTGCGTAAAGATTGATAAGTGTTCCATCGTGTAACTTGTAATTGATTTGAAACTTTGTGCCTTCTGTAGCCATTTACTTTCCTCCAGTTTGTTTGATTTGTAACCGCTGTGATTCATTACCAAACTTCTTAGGTACAAACCCAAGTAGTTTTTCTACCTCTTCACTGTCAACACTTTCACGTCCTTTGACAGTTGTCCAACTGACTTCTACTCCACTAGGTGTTGTGCCTAGTAGTCCCTCGAAAGAAGTCTTCAAAGAATCTTGGTGCTTTTCTAACTCTTTAATCTGCACTGCTAATTGTAAGTACAACAGTGCGTTCCTGTCAATATCAGCATCGTCAATGATTACATCACTGACTGCTGTATGTTCTTTTTTTATACCAACGCATCCCATCTCACCTGATGCGTCGTAGAACTTACAATAAAACTTACAGTAACTGGCATCTCGCTCTGGATCTGGTGCCTCTGTTGCACGCTTGATTGCTGCCAACCAGTTCAATGCCTGCAGTGCAACACTCTCATCGTAATCTTCTGTGTGTACCTTGACATCTCGCTCATCACCATCACGTGCAATGGCAACTAGAGATACGCGCTTTACATCGTGACCGTTCTTTGCTAATAGATATCCGTATGTCTGTACCTGCCAACGCTGTTGTGCTGATGGGAAGTATGAAAGGTTCTTTACTTTACTTGTCTTCCAGTCAATGACATCACCTGTACCTGGTACATAGCAGTCAATGTGTGCCTTCATCCCATTGTATTCAACTGATGTTTCAATCATTACATCAGGGTTATCTGCTAGTGCTCGTTCAATCTCTGCGTGAATAGCAGTACCCATAATGGCAGCGAGTTTCATCTCGTTCTCATTAGTTTCAGGTTGATCGTTTAATCTGTACCAGACCTTACGACGACAGCCACCTAACTCTGATGGTCCTATCTGTACCTGTGTAGAACGTGAACGCTTTGCATCACCTGCACGTAGTGCAGTAAGTAATAGTTCCTTTGGGTCTGTCATTAAACTTCCCTCCATTTGCAAGTCAAGCAAACCGTTCCATTAGGTATCCCATAATAGATGTGTCTACCTTTGTAGCAGTGATACTTCTGTATCACTAACCGCAGATACTTCATAGTCGTTCTTGAACCACTAACTGTAAGGGCTTACCAGTGTTAGCGTCAAGGACCGACGCAATCTCTACTGCTTTGCGGGCGTGTCTCTTAGCAAAGGCTACGTCCATATCAGGTTTGCAAACTGAATACAGGTAGCCAAGAGCAAGTTGACCCCCACTACCAATGCCATACGCTCCGTGATTTGCTTGGAAAAAAGAGAGATCACAAGCAATACGAAAGATATTGCCGTTAAAAGCAATGAGATAATCAAAGCCACCATCTTTGTCCGCCTTATTGTAGTCGTAGTTATTATCGGTAAACGCTTGGTTGATACTGGGTATAACTTTCTTTCCCATAAATTGTGCTGGGTCCTCACCTCGATAGAGTGGAGGCTTCCAGTTGTAGGCAAGGATATCTCCTGGTCGTGTATCACCTGAGATTCCTATTAGGTACTTACCCACCTCAACGATCTTGGGTGTACTGGTTGCTAACGTCACGAGATTATCTTCTGTGATCTGAGAATCTGCGACGAGTACTGCATAGTCAATACCCTCAAGTGCTGCGATAGTTGTCATACTAGAATCATACTAGAGATCGGCGTGTCGTTGCGTTAGCAACGCTAGTGTTTACTACAATATGAGCCGTGAGGCGAATAAAACAGGGTGCCCTGGAAGGGCACGATGGTACGGTACTGACTTTGCGGCTCCGTCTACCAAGGCTGCCCAAATTCAGACACAAACTACCAGGCAAATTTGGTACAGATCTACGAGGTCTTGGTCCAATACACGTCTGTCCTTGTGGCTCACAAGTCTTTAACGTTATGTGTTCCTTTGAAGATCACGAACTGGTCTGGTACTTCTTAGATGCTACCTGTATTAACTGTGGGAATCTAGTAGTTGTTCCTTGTCCAGTAGATAAAGATGAATCACAAACTATCTGAGATCAATGAAGAAGAACGCACAGGATTGTGCTCAGTTTGTGGCCCCACTAAATTAAAGATGCGGGATAAATCAAAGCCAGTATCAGGTAGATACAGGTGCAATACCGTATACAAAATCAGTCAAATGAAGACTCGTTCTCCCTACCACATCTACCGTAAGGCCCATTGCGAGCACTGTGACTTCAAACCAGTACACATCAGCCAGTTGGATGTAGACCACATAGACGGTGACCGCTTTAACAATGACCCAGCCAACCTCCAAACCCTCTGTGCGAACTGCCACAGGCTTAAGACACACCTCTCAGGGGATAGCAACTCAGGTATCAATTAGTTTTGTGGCACAAAAAAAGAAGCCCACCCCTTTCGGGGTGAGCCTCTCCTGCCTCGCAGTTACTACTTAATTACTTCGCAGCCTTATTAAATTTACGGCCAAAATCTTCTTCAGTTTTATCTACCCATTTTACAATGGGAGCCGTAAGACCACCAATGAGGATGGCATATTCAGGAGCAATATCGGTAAGCAATGCAATGCCCATCGCTGCTGCTGATGCTAGTACTGCTCGCAAGTAAGACTTAAAGGCAGCCTTAAATTCTTTGCTCTGTATTTTATTTTTTAACTTATTCATTTCTTGCCTTTCTTGAACAATAATGTCAGTAAAGACTTGGTACGCAACTTATCGTTGCCTGTCTTTACTAACTTCTTTTTCGGTTTTTGGACTTTAGCGATTGCTTTTTTTGCAATTGTTGTAGGTGTCTTCTTAGGATTGCCTAACCAAGCAAACCAAGCAGAGGTGTCGTTACCACACTTGTCGTTGATTGATATATGAATATGGCTTGTATGAGGGTTAGAACCTGTATAGGGATCAACACCTTGTTGCGGTGTCCAAATCCTACGGTTAAAGATTAAGTACTTAACTCGTGGATCTTTTTGTAACTGCTTAAATATCTCAGCACAATCAATGCCGTGCTCAGGGTCGTGCGTTAAATCAACTGCATAGCCTGTGTTGTGGTCGCTATCAGGATTCTGTTTGAGGTGTGCCTTTGATGGTAGTAGACCATCCGAGGCTTTCTTGCGAGATGGCTTGATCGCTGTGGCCTGGCGCAGTACAGCAATAGCGGCAGGAGTGGCTCTCTTGGCAAGTGGCTTCATTCACTTCTTTCCTTCTTGAATCATCATCTGATATAGAATTTCTACTTTGGTTTCTAATCTTGCAATGGAGTCCTTGACACTTGAGCCACCATTGGGTTTAAGTTCATTGAGGTAGTGCTTTACTAGCCAGCGAACTGCGCCAACAAAGCCACCGATGATTGTCATTACTGCAACAGCAACTGTTGCGTAGTCTTGTGCTTGCATTAGATTGTCCTAATGGTTACTAAGAGCAATCCACCAAAACCAGAGAATCGCTTATCGGATGGGGTTGCATTTCTAAAATCCATCTCTTCAATGAGTCCAATAAAAGACTCACCAGTTCTAAAGTCTTCAACACGGATACTGTCTCCGTTGTTTTCGACAGTTTCTAACTGTGACATACGAGCATAGGCAGCGCCTTCGTAGCCAACCTCAACCCCAAAGTGATCTGACTCGTGGTCATAGCAGAACAGTGGGTACTGGATAAGACGCTGGCGCGGGATTGCTGGCAATGCTTTGAGTTGATAGCCAGTAAAGAGTGGTCCCTTACTTACATCTGTGGCTGAACGAACAAGTGTGAACTTAAAGCCCAAGTATTCTTGTGCCTGTTGTGGATAGTTGATGTTAACTTCAGGTGTTAATTCACCCTGTGAGAACTGAGCAATTGTGTACTCAACATCTTTGCTATCAATAGAGTCAACGACCAGACCACCATTGGTGGTATCTACTCGTGCTTGTAATAGTTTATAGATCTTAGATTCAAGTGTGTTGTAACGGATAAAACCTGTCCGTAAGTATCCCTCTGCCACTACATTAGTGGTTGATTCAGCATAGGTTGTATCACTTGTTACAAATGCTAGGCGATCTGAGTTACCAAAGAAGGCAACCTGGCTTGCCTGGACTGTTGTACCAGTAGCCACTAGATCCCAAGCCCAAGGAAAGAACAGGCTATTTGCTAGGACTGTTGTTGACAGGTCGCATCGAACTAACCCTGCTTCACCATCAACGGTGGTAGCAATCCAAGCAAAACTATCCTTAAAGGCAATAGCATTACACGCAGCATCTCTAAACAGAAGTGGCCCATACTGGATGTCTCCATTGGTGTCTGAGATACCAGCACGAAATCCCTTGCTAGTTGCAAGGATTGCATAGGCACCTAGGTATACATCAAAGTCATTGATCTGTTCACCTTGTGGCAGGTCAATAATTACTGTTGGTGTTAGAAGAGTTGGAAAACCTAGACTATTAGTATTTGCAGGATCAAGGCCAATCTTAAAGACAGATGATGATGTTCCGTTAGGAGCATATCCTGATACATAGATTGCCTGTGGTCCTTCTGCAATAGATGACCATACCCAGTTAGGGTTAGGATGTGTATACAGGGCTGCAGGTAAAGCACCTCCACCGTGGTTGGCATTTAGTTCATAGATGACATTTCCAATAGCGGCAATAAGACGCTGCTTAACATAGCGAATAGTGGCGCGAGTAGTACCAGATGCGTTATAGATCTCAGCATCGGCAGGAGTAGCACCTAGTGAACCTTTGTGAACGTGAGTACCATTGATGAAGAAGTAGTTAGTTCCATTGGTAGTAAGGCTAAAGATTGTAGAAGGCGTACCTGCCTGTGTGATTGTAGTTCCAGTACCACCAGTAGTTATCTTTCTTAATGCACTGCCATTGGTTACATAGATGCAGTCATTGGTTCCATCATTGACACCAATTAACTGCCCTCCATTAGAACCTGTATAGAACAAACCAGTGTCATTGAGAAGGGTTGCTTGTCCTCGTGTCCAGACATCTATGCCTTTAGACTCTGTGTACTGGAAGCGAAGTGACTCTTCTTGGATAGGTTCAAAAAACTTGATGCCAGCGCCGTAATGGACTGTTCGCCTGCTTCTCTGGTCTGGTCAATCTGTTGCTTACGATACTGCGCTGTTACACGACGGTAAGGGTTATCATCAGATGCTGCAAGGAAGAACGGTAAGCCAGCGATAGCAATATCGTAGGCTTCTCCAGTTGCTGCGTAGTTAGTAGCACCTACTGGATTGGAAAGTACGTAGGGTATTCCTTCGGTAATATCATCGCCATATGGCATTGACTACACTCCACTCTGTGATTGTCCACCAGCATTGAACGCATAAAGGGTAAATGTTTCATTGCTCGCAAAAGGAGTTGAACCATTAAATGTTAATGGAGATCCTGCACCTGTTATTGTGAAAGATGGGCTAAAGGAGCCAATAAATTGATAACTAGTTATTGCACTACCACCAGAGTTACCAGGAGTAAATGTTGCTGTTGCTGAAGTGCCACCAGGTGTCCAGGATACTGATGCAGATTGTGGTGCTTGAGGAACCGTGCAGGCATCGGCTGAATTAGATGCACTACTTGCAGATGAATCACCCTTGACGTTAACAGCCTTGAGAAGCACGGAGTATGAAGTTCCAGCAACGAAGACTGAACCAGTACTCTGTGTTGGTAATGACAATGGGCTAGTAGTTCCAGATGCAGTTAGATAATTTGTTCCACCATCAGTTGAATACTTATACGATGTAATTGCTGATCCACCATTACCATTTGCAGTAAATGCAATACTCATTGTTGGAGTAGATCCAAAAGCAACTTGTTGCGTAGGTGACAAAGTTCCGATAGTAGGTGCCACAGGAACTGTTGCTACAAGTGTAGAGTTAGAAGCAGCAGATGCCAAAGAAGTTCCGTTGGTATTAGTTGCCGTAACTGTAAATGTATAATTTGTGCCGTTGCTTAATCCACTGACAGTAATAGGAGATGATGCAGCAGAACCAGTAATACTACTTGGTGTAGATGTAGCAGTGAAGGTACTCACAGCAGCACCACCTGTTGCTCCTGCAGTAAAGGTAACTGAGGCTGCTGCATTAGAACCTGTTGCAGTTCCAATAGTAGGAGCCTGTGGAATGGTAGTTGCAGTAACAGCGGTTGTTGCACTAGATGGAGCACCAGTTCCAACGGTGTTGATAGCAGATACTGTAAATGTATATGAAACTCCAGATGCTAAACCAGTGACTGAAATAGGAGATGCTGAACCAGTTGCAGTAATAGAACTAGGAGTTGAGGTAACGATGTAGCCAGTGATTGCCTCGCCACCATCGTAGGCTGGAGCGGTAAATGAAACATCTATCCTGCCGTTATTGTATGCGCGACCTGTTCCAACGTTAGTTGCTGAAGCAGCAGTTGGCGCATTAGGTTTCTCTCTTTTAGAAGATGCTATTGAACCAGGTAGTTTCATTAGGCTTTGATATCCCCAATGAGAACCCAGTTGTTAGTTCCTGTTTTAATAAGAGTTGCTGCAGACCATTGAACTCTCAGTTTCAAATCTCCGTCTGCTGAACTAACTGTAACTCCAGTATCTCCAACAACTGTTACGGTGCCTGCACCAGATTGGATAATTGTAATCTGTGATCCTGTGGCAAATGGGACTGAAGCATTAG